CCGCGGCGAAGGCGGGCTGCCCGGTCAGGCTGCTGGTGCTCGATCCGGCCGGCGACTTCCTGAACGCGGACGAGAACGACGCCACCTTCGTGAAGCTCCTGATGCGGCACCTCCGCAGGATGTCCGCCAAGCACGGCTGCACTATTATCCTGCTCGGCCACGTCGCCAAGTCCATTGACCCCGATGGCCCCAGCATGCGCGGCAGCAGCGCCTGGATCGCCAACAGCCGTTTCGCCTTCGCCCTATGGCCGCCGCTTCCGCCGGAGGCGGAGGAACTCGGCAAGAAGGCGAAGGAGGAACCGCGCGCCCTCGTCTGGGGCAACCTGGTGAAGGCGAACCATGCGGGTGCGCCGACCGGCCAGAGACGCCTGTTCCGCCGCTGCGATAAAACAGGAAGGCTCCTCGACATCACGGCGCGACTAAATCCTCCGAGTGCCGACGACCACCTTCTCTACCTGCTGGTCAGCAGCTGCGCCGAGTGCGCTGCGGCCGGGCTGCCCTTCTCGCACACTGGTGTTGCAGGCTTGTGGAATGGCAATGCCGACCTTCCCGAACCGCTCGCCCAGTTGAGCCGCGGCAAGCTGGAGGCGCTTGGCAAGAAGGCTCTGGATTTCGGACTCCTCGTCAAGGCTCGAACCGAACTGACGCAGGGCGCGCCAAAGTATCTTGATGTGCCGGATGGACCGCTGGCCACTGGCAAGGGTGTTGAGATGTTCCACGGCTCGCGGCAAGAAGCGCTGGCGCGTTACCGGGCGGGTCTCGGTCAGTGATGATTAGCAACGAGCGTTCCCATTCCCAGCGTTCCCACCGGTAACCAACTTGGCTGGGAACGGGTTAAGCGATTGAACAATAAAGCGAATATGCGTTCCCAGCCAATCGCGTTCCCAAGCGCGTTGGGAACGCAAAAAACCGCAGTAAACCGCCACATTCCCGGATTCCCACGTTTCTCCCCCTAAAGGGGGATAGCCGATCTTGGGAATCGGCTTTCCCCGCGGGGCGTTGTGGGCAGCGTCGCAGGATCGGGAAGCGACGGCGCTAGGAACGCTCGACCGACTGGCGCGAGGTCGACGAGATGATGCGGGGTGGAAGTCCACGACGTCACGCCGCTGCTGACCGAACTGTTGGAGCGGGGCATCGTCGAGCGATCATCGCCAGACCCGCCGAAAAATGTCACGACGATCGTAGAACAGCGTAGGACATCGTAGAAGCGTCGCGTTGCGCTGAAGAATCGCGGTCTGGTATTCTCGGGGCGAGGCTGATGATGACCGACGCGCACCCGATCGACGCTCCGCCGCTGCCGTATCGCGCGATGCGCGTGGATGAGCTGATCCCGAGCGCGCGGAACGCCAGGACGCACAGCGACGCGCAGGTGGCGCAGATCGCGGCGTCGATCCGCGAGTTCGGCTTCACCAATCCGATCCTGGTCGATGGCGATCGCGGCGTGATCGCGGGTCATGGGCGCCTGCTCGCGGCGCGGAAGCTGGGCCTGGAGCAGGTGCCGACCATCGAGCTGTCGCATCTCTCGCCCACGCAGCGCCGCGCCTACATGCTGGCCGACAACCGGCTGGCGCTCGCGGCCGGGTGGGACGCCGACCTGCTCCGTGTCGAGCTTGGTGACCTCCAGTCGGAAGGCTTCGACTTGGCGCTCACTGGCTTCGAGCCGGCGGAACTCGGAGACCTCTTCGGAGACGACGCGGCAGGGGCGCCCACGGGCGCCACGCAGGGCGGGGACGACGCCGCGGACGACCTGCCGCCGCTTCGCCCGCCGGTGGCGCGTGTCGGCGACCTGTGGCGCCTGGGTGGGCATTCCCTGCTGTGCGGCGACAGCACCGACCCCGCCGCCGTGGCGCGCCTGCTGGCCGGCGAGAGGGCCTCCCTGCTCATCACCAGCCCGCCCTATGCGCAGCAGCGCGACTACGCCTCGGGCAGCATCGGCGATTGGGACGCGCTGATGAACAGCGTGTTCGGCGCGGTCGAGGGCCACCTCACCGAGGCCGCGCAGCTGCTGGTGAACCTCGGCCTCGTGCACCGGCATAGCGAATGGGTCCCGTACTGGTCCGGCTGGCTGGACTGGATGCGCAGCCGCGGCTGGCGGCGCTTCGGCTTGTACGCGTGGGACCAGGGGCCTGGCCTGCCGGGCGATTGGAATGGCCGGCTCGCCCCGTCCTTCGAGTTGGTGTTCCACTTCAACCGGCAGTCGCGCCGTCCCAACAAGATCATCCCCTGCACCTGGGCGGGACACGTGAACTCCGAGAAGGGCGGGCTGCGCGGGAAGGACGGCACGGTGGGCGAATGGCAGCATGCAGGCCAGGGCGTGCAGGAGTTCCGGATCCCGGACAACGTGATACGCATCACGCGGCACAAGGCCCGCGGCATCGAGACCGAGCACCCGGCGGTGTTCCCTGTCGCGCTGCCGGCGTTCCTGATGCAGGCGTATGGCGATGCCGGCGCGCTGGTCTACGAGCCGTTCTCCGGCGCGGGCACGACGATCCTGGCGGGGGAGCGGACGGGCTGCCGCGTCGCGGCGATGGAGCTCGCGCCGGGCTATGTCGATCTCGCGATTGCGCGGTGGCAGGCGCTGCACCCCAACCAGCCGGTGACGCTCGACGACGGCCGCAGCCACGCCGCAGTCGCGGCAGAGCGCGCGGAGATGATGGATGCCACCTGATCTGCAGATCACCCGCGTGCCGGTCGAGGCGCTGATCCCCTACGCCCGCAATGCACGCACTCATTCGGACAGCCAGGTCGCGCAGATCGCGGCGAGCATCCGCGAATTCGGCTGGACGAACCCGATCCTGGTGGATGGCGAGCGTGGCATCATCGCGGGCCATGGCCGGCTGCTGGCGGCGCGTAAGCTGGGCATGGCGGAGGTGCCGGTGATTGAACTCGGCCACCTCACGCCGGCGCAGCGTCGCGCCTACGTCCTGGCCGACAACAAGCTGGCGCTGAACGCAGGCTGGGACGAGGAGCTGCTCGGGCTGGAACTGGCAGAGCTTCGCGACCTCGGCTTCGATCTCAGCCTCACCGGCTTCGACACGGACGAGATCGGCAAGCTGCTGCTCGACGCCACGGACGGCCTGACGGATCCCGACGACGTGCCGGAGACGCCGACCACGCCGGTATCGCGCCTCGGCGATGTCTGGATCATGGGGCGCCATCGCCTTGCCTGCGGCGACAGCACGAAGCCGGCCGACGTGCAGCAGGCGCTTGGCGGTGAGCGCCTCGCCGACATGGCCTTCACCGACCCGCCCTACAACGTAGCCTACCAGGGCGGCACCGCGGCAAAGATGACGATCGCCAACGACGCGCTGGGCGCTGGCTTCCTGGACTTCCTCCGGCCCGCGCTCGCCAACCTGCTCTCGGTGACGAAGGGCGCCTGCTACGTCTGCATGTCCTCGTCCGAGTGGCCGACGCTGCATCGCGCCTGGCAGGAGGCCGGCGGGAAGTGGTCGAGCACCATCATCTGGGCAAAGAACACCTTCGCGCTCGGCCGCGCCGACTATCACCAGCAGTTCGAGGCGATGCTCTACGGCTGGAAGGCCGGCGCGCTGCACTACTGGTGCGGCGCCCGCGACCAGGGGAACGTCTGGCATTTCGACAAGCCGGCGCGCAACGACCTGCATCCGACGATGAAGCCGGTGGCGCTGGTCGAGCGCGCGATCAACAACAGCAGCAGGCCGGGCGACACCGTGCTGGACCTGTTCGGCGGCTCTGGCACGACGATGATCGCTGCGGAGCGAGCGGACCGATGCGCTGCGCTGGTAGAAATCGACCCCGTCTATTGCGACGTGATCGTCCAGCGCTGGCAAGCGTTCACCGGTGAGCGCGCGGTACTGGAGGCGACCGGCGAGGACTTCGCCACCGTGTCCGCAGCGCGTCAGGTCGTGGAGCAGGCAGCATGACGAAGCTCATCGCCGCTCCTCCCCGGCTGGCTGCTCCTGGTGCGCGGCTCGCCAGCACAGCCACCTCCGGCACCGGCTTTGCCACCACCGATGGCCGCAGCGCCGCAGCGCGCGGCTACGACGGTGCGTGGCGTGCCCTGCGTCGCGAGGTGCTCAGCGCCACGCCGATCTGCGTGCTGTGCCGCCAGCGCCGTGCCACCGAGGTCGATCACATCGTCGCGTTCCGCGGCTTGCACGATCCGCTTCGCCTCGCGCGCAGCAATCTCCGCAGCGTGTGCAGACCGTGTCATCGCAGCCGCACCGCGCGGCAGAGCCACGGCGTCGGCTGACCGGCCGGGGGGGGAGGTGATCTCTGGGCGTCTCGCAGGACGGGACGGCATCCCCTCCACGCAGGGATTTTTCCGCCTCCATAAAACGCAAAGGACTGCCTTCGATGGACCCGCCTCGCCCCCGCGGCCGACCGCCGCACCAGCCGACCGAGCAGGCCCGCAAGACCGTCGAGGCGATGGCCGGCTTTGGCATCCCGCAGACCGACATCGCCCGCATCATCGGCGTCTCGCCCGAGACGCTCCGCCTGCACTACGGCGAGGAGCTCGACACCGGCGGGATCCGAGCCAACGCGGCGATCGCCAAGAACCTCTTTCGGATCGCCCAGGGCACCGGCCGCGAGGCGGTGACGGCTTGCATCTTCTGGCTCAAGGCCCGTGCCGGCTGGCGCGAGGCGCAGGGCGCCTCGGGTGAGGAGGCCGGCAAGAAGGCCCAGGCGGAACTGTTGGCCCGTGACGCGCCGCAGGGCACGCCCTGGGCCGAGCTGCTGAACTGAGCCTGGACCCGGGCCATGTGGGACCTCTCCCGCAGGGACTGGCAGGAGCGCATCCGCCGCGGCGCTTCGCTGATGCCCGACCTGCCGGGGCTGCACCAGGCCAACGCGGCCCGCGCCGTCGGGATCTTCGACAGGCTGCGCCTGCCCGACGTGCCCGGCCGCCCCGCCATGGCCGAGGCAGCCGGTCCCTGGATGCGCGAGATCGTGGCCGCGTTGTTCGGCTCCTGGGATGGCGCCGAGCGCCACATCCGCGAGGCCTTCATCGTCGTCCCCAAGAAGAACAGCAAGACCACCGGTGGCGCCGCCATCATGGTCACCGCGCTGCTGGTCAACCGCCGGCCCCGCGCCGAGTTCCTGATCGTCGCGCCGACCCAGGAAGTCGCCGACCTCGCCTTTCGCCAGGCCGTCGGCATGATCGAATCCGACCCGGTGCTGGCCGCGCTGTTCCATGTGCAGGAGCACCTCAAGAAGATCACCTACCGGTCCACCAGGGCGTTCCTGAAGGTGAAGTCCTTCGACCCGAAGATCGTCACCGGCACCAAGCCGGCCGGTGTGCTGCTGGACGAGCTGCATGTCATCGCCGAGGCGCACGACGCCGACCGGGTGATCGGCCAGCTGCGTGGCGGCTTGGTGTCGCAGCCCGAGGGGTTTCTGATCACCATCACCACGCAATCGGAACGCGCGCCGTCCGGCGTGTTTCTCTCGGAGCTGCGCAAGGCGCGGGCCGTGCGGGACGGCACGCTGGCGGCGCCGATCCTGCCGATCCTGTACGAGTTCCCGCCCGGGGTGGCGTGGGAGGACCCGGCGAACTGGCCGATGGTGACCCCGAACCAGGGGCGTTCCGTCAGCATCGAGCGGCTGATCC